CGTTGACACTCTGAAGCCTGCAAAGGGTAAACCAATCCCCGCCGCAGTATATATTCATGATCTAGAAGAGGCGTTAGAAAACTATGGCGTTTGTTGAACACAGTCTAGGCTGTCCGAAGTGTGACAGTAGCGATGCCTTTGCAATCGATGACAAGGGATGGGGTAAGTGTTTTAGTTGTGGAGAAAACGTACCACCAGAGGGCTCTGAAGCCTCTACAGGTAGGGTAGTATCCCTAAAGCCTCAATCGTCGCACACAGAGCCTTACAATGCGTCTCAGGGCCTAATCTATCGTGCTTTGACGGCTAGGAAGATCTCAGTGAAGACTGCAGAGATCTATGGCGTTGGTTTTCGGGGTAATGACATTGTGTTTCCCTTCGGAGACAACCAAGCCGCTAAAGTGCGGGTGAATGGAGACAAACAGTTTAAGATTGAAGGAGACTGGAAAGGGGCTTCTACGCTCTTTGGACAGGAAAGGTTCTCTGCAGGTCAGCGGATGGTCTTGGTTGTTGAAGGTGAGTTTGATGCCTTAGCCGCCCATCAGATCATGAGCTACAAGACACCGGTGGTCTCTGTTCGTAACGGTGCACAGTCTGCGTTGAAGGACTGTAAAGCCAACTACGAATACCTTGACAGCTTCGAAGAGGTCATCTTCTGTTTTGATAATGACTCTGCAGGCTTGGAAGCTCAAGCACAGTGTGCAGAGCTGTTTAGCCACAAGGCCAAGTGCATCAAGCACCAGAACGGACTGAAGGATGCGAACGAGTATCTGACAGATAACAAGACTGCGGAGTTTGTTAACGCATTCTGGAAAGCGGAGCGATGGACACCGGACGGGATCATTGCAGGCTCTACGCTGTACGAAGAGGTGATGAAGCCTTTAGAGAAAGCGGACTGTGACTACCCGTTTGAAGGGTTGAACAAACTAACCTTCGGTATCCGTAAAGCTGAACTGGTGACAGTGACAGCAGGGTCAGGGCTTGGTAAGTCTCAATTCCTTCGGGAGATCATCTGGCACATCATTCAGCACACCAAGAGTAATGTGGGCATGATGTTCTTGGAAGAGTCTACACGGAAGACTGGGTTGTCGCTGATGTCTCTAGCGGCTAACAAGCCTCTGCACTTGCCAGACGTTGAAGCCACCCAAGAGGAGAAAGACAATGCATTTCAGAGTACCCTCGGTACAGACCGTCTCTTTATGTTTGATCACTTTGGCTCAAGTGATGTTGATAACATTGTTAATCGGGTTCGATATCTCGCCAAAGTGGTTGGATGTGATTATGTTTTTGTTGATCACATTAGCATTATCGTTTCTGCTCAGTCTAACGGTGATGAGCGTAAAGCGATTGATGAAATCATGACCAAGCTACGGATGCTTGTACAGGAGACCGGTGTCAGCTTGATCTGTGTTAGTCACCTGAAGCGTCCAGAAAACAAAGGACACGAAGAAGGTGCGGCGACTTCGTTAGCACAGCTTCGAGGCTCTGGAGCCATCGCACAGTTGTCCGACATGGTCATCGGATTAGAACGTAATGGTCAGGCTGATGATGACGATGAACGTAACACCACACGAGTACGAGTACTGAAGAACCGGTTTGCAGGCATCACAGGGAAGGCCTGTGCATTGTTGTATTCACTATCAACCGGACGGATGACTGAGGTAGATGAGGAGGCTCTGTGATGTATCAGATGCGTATGGACAACGAAACCTTCAATGACCTAAAAGATATGGTTCGTAATCAAGCGGCTTACTACTACGAAGAGTGGGATAGGCTTTCTACAGAGATTGAGACTCGGAATGAAGTTTATTATGAATTTGTTCTAGGGATGTCAGAGGACTTTAGCATTCTTGCTGAAGTCTTTGATAACGCAGTGGATGTTAGCGATGAGGAGGCTCTATGAAGCAAGTCTGTTGGATGTGTAAAGAAAATCTAGATATCAGCCAGTTTCATTCTGATCAGAGTCGGCCTAGCGGTTACGACAACAAGTGCAAAGCCTGTACTCGAAAGAAAGACCAGAACCGGATGTATGTTGATGGTAAGCACATTAGTAAGAAACATCCTCTGTTCAAGCCGGGGCGATATCAAACATTCGGTGAGCCTTGGTCAAACGCAGAGATCAAGAAGAGAACCATCACAGGCTATGTATACATCATATACAACAACGCCTTTGAAGGTTGGTTCAAGGTAGGCTGTGCAGTCGATGCACTGGACAGGCTGAAGAGCTACCAAACCGGATGTCCTCTTCGTGATTACCAGATTGCATACTACGAATACTTTGATGATCGTGAAGCGGCAGAGCGTGATGTACACAGCCAGTTGAAATCTCACGAGAAACTTGTACAATATCAGAATGAATGGTTCATGATTGACCCATCGGTTATCAGAAAGGTAATTTTAGATGTTAAAGAGACTCACACTAGACATCGAGACCAACAGCAGTCTGGACAGGATCTGGGGTTGCGTCACCGAAGATCATCAAACCGGAGAGGTGCTAGTGCATCAGACACCGGAGACCCTCAATTCGTTATTATCGGATTATGATGAGGTTGTAGGTCATAACTTAATAGGCTTTGATGCTCCGAAGCTCCGTGAGTTATGGGACGTAGTCATCAAGAAGTCACAGGCTGTCGATACCTTGGTCCTGTCAAGGCTACTCAACCCAGTCGTTGAAGGCGGTCACAGTCTTCGAGCTTGGGGAGTACGCCTTGGTGGTGACGGTAAGATCGAGTTCAGTGACTATGACGGTGGTTGGACTGATGAGATGGAGAAGTACTGCATCCAAGATGTCAAACTAACCACCGAACTATACAAGGAGTTGATGGATCATTATGCCAAGTGGAAAGACCCTGCGAAGTCTATCAAGCTCGCTCACGAAGTGTTTATGGAAACTTGTAAACAAGAGCGTAATGGCTTCAAACTGGATATCCCTAAAGCTCAAGTGCTACACGCTACTCTTGTTGACAGAATGGCAACTATTGAGACTGAGCTTCAAGAACAATTCCAACCGATAGTAGAGGAGAGATGGAGTGAGAAAACAGGCAAACGACTTAAAGATCGAGTCACACCTTTTAATGTGGGCTCCAGAAAACAGATTGCAGAGAGGCTTCAAAGCCTTGGTTGGAAACCTACTCAGTTTACTGAGAAAGGATCAGTCATTGTTGATGAGACAACGCTAGAGCAATTAGAGATACCACAGGCTCAGTTGATCGCCGAATACTTGATGTTGCAGAAACGTGTTGGTCTGATCGACTCATGGCTAAAACATGTCGATGAAATCGATTCTCGTGTACATGGTAGGGTGATTCCTTATGGGACAATTACTGGACGTGCGGCACACCACAGCCCCAATCTTGGGCAAGTGCCATCAGTCAAGAAACCATACGGTGAGGAGTGCCGGAGCCTGTTCACAGTCGATGAAGGTAACAGCCTTGTCGGTACAGACTTGAGCGGTATCGAGTTGCGCTGTCTAGCCCACTACATGCAAGACGAAGAGTGGACGGAGGAACTACTTAATGGTGATGTCCATCAGAAGAACGCTAATGCCGCAGGGATCACGAGAGATCAGGCGAAGACCCTGCAATACGCAGTACTCTACGGGGCGGGACCGGCCAAAGTTGGTAGTATTGTCGGAGGCGGTGCGAAAGAAGGGAATGAAATACTGCACCGTTTTTATAGTAACACCCCTAAGCTACGACAACTTATGGAAAAAATTCAGAAAATTGCGGCAAAAGGGTATGTACCGGGGTTGGATGGTAGAAGAATACTGGTGCGAAGTGAACATGCCGCACTTAACACACTACTCCAAGGATGTGGCGGTACTATCGCCCATCAGTGGGTTGTTGAAGCCAACAAAGCACTCCGTAAAGCCAAACTCGACGCACGGCAAGTTGCGTATGTACATGACGAAATTCAGATTGAATGCCCGCAGGGAGTTGCTGAACAAGTTGCGGAGATAATGATTGAGACGGCCAAGCGAGCCGGACAGGTTCTTGGGTTTCGTGTCCCTGTGGATGCCGAAGCCAAGATAGGTAACAATTGGTTTGATTGTCATTGAATAATCATTAGATTATCTTCAAAAGTTTTGAAAAACAACAAGACCATTTGTTATAATAGTAGTATCACACCACAAAGGAGAATGTGATGGAACGAGTAAAGATTAAGGCAGACATTTTCTGGGCGTTCACTGATCGTCGTAATGAGATGTCAGACAAGTATCAGGTTGACCTGTGCAACCTCTCTGAAGCGGCTGTCAAGGCTCTAGAGTCTATGGGCATCGAGTGCCGGTCTAATGACAAGGCTCCGGAGAAAGGTATGTTCATTACCTGTAAGTCCAACAACCCAATCAAGACCTACGATACAGACGGTCAGCAATTGACTGGTCACCCACCAATGGAAGACGGTACAGCCTCTCCCGCATCTATCCAGATCGGTAACGGCTCTGCAGGCATCGCATTGGTAGGCTTCTACGAGTGGTCTTACAAGAACAAGGCAGGGGTGTCACCATCTCTCCGTAAACTTGTAGTCACAGACCTCATCAAGTATGAAGACTCTGTCGAAGACATCGTCACTGTCGAGGATGATGACGAGGATGAAATTCTTTAATGTGTTACCATGCGATCATCGATGCGGATATCCTGATTTACCGAATCGGGTTCGCAACACATGAAGAGACTGAGGAGATGGCTATCAAAACGATGGCCACCTACCTCGAAGACATGATTATGTTTGACCTACCCTACTGCAACACATGGACGTTGCACCTCACCGGTAAACAGAATTTCAGGGATGAGATTGCTGTTACCGCACCCTACAAAGGCAACCGTGTAGGCACTGAGAAGCCTACGCACTACAAAGCCCTCAGAGAGTACTTAGCGTGGTCATGGGACGCTACCATCTGGGAAGGCTTTGAAGCCGATGACGCAGTCGCTATTGAGGCTACGGAGCGGGGTGAGTGGGGAATCATTGTATCACTGGATAAAGACTTGGATCAGGTTGTGGGATGGCACTACAACTTTGCGAAGGGTCTCCTGTACTACATTGACGAAGCCACAGGGAAATTCAACTTCTACAAACAGTTTCTGACAGGAGACAGAGTAGACAATATCAAAGGTGTCCACGGCATCGGCGAGAAGCGAGCTACCGCACTCTTGGAAGGTAAGACTGAAGCAGAGATGTGGGAGATCATTGTGGACAAACTAGGGTATGATCGAGCAATAGAGAACGGTCATTTGTTGTATATGCTCCGGTCTGTCGGAGACTCATTTAAGCCACCGGTATCAGATGAAAGCACAATCAGCAAAGGCTAAAGGCCGTAAACTACAGCAGGCAGTCCGTGATGGTATTCTAGAGCGTTTCTCCTCGCTTGAGCCTGACGATGTCCGCAGTACGGGTATGGGGCAGTCTGGAGAAGATGTCCAGTTGTCCCCTGCCGCCCGTAAGTTATTTCCGTATTCTGTAGAGTGTAAGAACCTTGCAAAGATTGCGGTGTATAACTACTACGAGCAATGCTTAACGAACTGTGGTGACTATCAGCCACTTGTTGTACTCAAACAGAACAGGTCTAAGCCATTGGCGGTTGTAGATCTTGAACACTTCTTAGATTTAGTGGAGAGCAATCATGCATAATTTGTTTTTAGATACGGAAGATGACAAAATTCGTGTCAGCTTCAGCCTCAGCCTGTACGGTAAGACTAACGAGTTCAACGGAGTCTTCGATGACGATACACAATGGCATGAGATCATCGATGAAGTGATAAAAACTGTCGAGGCTTCGTATGGTTATTCGTTGGGACTTCCAGATGATCTTGGTATTTACTATCCGGGAAAGGTAAATGACGGAAACTAATGAGATCCAAGTTGGTGGGGCACATTACACATCCAAGTTGATACAGCCTTGGGAGGCTATGGAGGCTTGGATGACTGAGGATCAATTCAAAGGATTCCTCAAAGGCAATGTGATTAAATACTTAGCACGATGTGATGACAAGGGAGGCAAGATTGATCTTGAGAAAGCTCGACATTACCTTGACAAGCTCATCGAAATGTATTAAAATAGTAGGTTCGTGTCCGTGATAACTCTAACAGAACTCAAAGAGAAACTGGCACGGTTAGATGAGGTGACACTTCTAGAGACTCTAGAGATCACCTCTGAAGACCTTGTAAACCGATTTTCGGATTACATCGAAACCAACTATGAACATCTGACTGGAGAATTCGATGACTACACACCTTGGGATAACGATTGATTATGAACGTGATGATCGCCTATCTGAACAAGCAATTACGCTCATTCGGGACTACTATATGCTCGATGGCGAAGAAAGTCCGCAACAGACCTTTGCTCGTGCTAGCGTGGCCTACTGCGGCGGTGACTATGATTTTGCACAGCGTATATACGACTATGTGTCGAAGGGTTGGTTCATGTTTGCGTCGCCGGTACTTTCTAATGCCCCGGAACCCAACGGAAAGGTTACTGGTTTGCCTATTAGCTGTTTCCTTACTTACGTGGGCGACAATCTTGATAGCCTTATTGAACATAATAGTGAGGTAGCAT